TATCAAGCTCACCCGCGGCACGGACATGCCGGATCTGGGCGTGTTCTCGGACGACCTCTTCACTTTCTACGAGCAGAGCCAGACCTCCATCAAGCGCTACACGGACAAGGACACCGCCGACGGTGGCTTCATCACGATGAAGTACAAGGGAATGGACATCGGGTTTGACTCATCGGGAGGCATCCCAGCGGTCCACGGATACTTCATCAACACCGAGTACTTCGAAGCCGTGGCCCACCGGGACGCCAACATGACCGTCATGGATGAGTTGCATAGCGTCAACCAGGACGCCGTGGTCATCCCGGTCCTGTGGATGGGGAACCTGACCTGCTCCAACCGCTCACTTCAGGGAGTCCTCAAGGCCTAATAAGCCGAAGGAAAGAAACAAACATGTTTGCAGCAATCACTCCCGCGGTCGGCACGCAGCCGTTCAACGACTGGTTCGCGCCCGACACGACACAGCGTCAGCCGCTGGGCATGGAAGTCATCGCGGTCGATAACTACTGGGGAACCGGAGTTTTCGTCTATCTCAAGTCCAACGATGCCATCCTCAAGGGATCCGCGGTGGCTTGGGACGAACTCTACCAGGCCGCACTGCTGCCCTCGGCGGTCACGCAGGGATTCCCCTTCGCCATTGCCATGGCGCCGGCGGCATCCGGTACGTACTTCTGGGCGCAGCACACCGGGCGCGCGGTCTACAAGACCAACGCTACGGTCGCCGCAGACGGTGTGTTGGCCGTTGCCGCGGCCGGCATTCTGGGTGCCACCGCCACGGGCAAGCAGGTGCTGGGCATTCGCAACCGAATCGCCGCGACGGGGACGACCACCGTTTCGGTGGCCACGCAGAACAACACCGGCATCCTGGTGGCGCAGAAGGGCTACGACGGGTTCTTTCTCGGCATGGCGCTCTCGGGTACGGGCATTCCCGCCTCGACCGTGGTGGCCGGATTGGATCCGGACGGCAAGCGGATCTACACGGGTTCCGCCATCGGAACGTTGGGGGACAAGAACTCCACCGCAACGGGTCAGATCACCCTCACCGGGACCTACACCGGCTATGGATCGGGAATCCTGAACCGACCCTCCTGCATGCAGATCGTGACCTAGGAGCGCCCCATGCCACTACAGCAACGTATGGTCGTCGCCGGGCTTTCGGCCGGCGCGGCGCGGGCGATCCAAGGCACGGTGGCCTCCGGGCTCACGGCTGCAGGAAGCACTCAGGCCACGGCTCTGGCATTGGGAGCGGATACCAATGATTTCACCACGGTCGGCTCGGGTACCGGAGCCATTCTTCCCCCGATGAGTGCGGGGGATGAGGTGTTTGTCTTCAATGGCGGAGCGAATGCCTTGTTGGTCTATCCGCCCGTGGGCGGAACGATCAATGCGCTGGCGGCCAATGCCGGCTACAGCATAGCGACCGCAACGCCTTCCTGTTTCGTGATCTGTATCAACGCGACGACCTTTCGCGCCTGTCAATCCGCCTGAAGCCAACCTTCAGGTCATTTAGGAGATAACCTCCGTGCAACTCGGTGTTATGAAAGAGATCATGCCGCATGTGCGGTTCGAGGTGAAAGACTACGGCCGGGACGAGGAGGCGAGCCGTCAAACGGGCCGTCACGTTCCTCGACGGGCGACTTTCGTCATCATTCATCCCCACGGCAGCAAGGATGAGACCGAGCATCTGATCGAGGAGTGGTTGCCCCGAAAGCGCGGGGAAGCCTCGCGCAACATGTACAACATCGAATGGGTCGAGCGCATCGAGAAGATGTACGAGGCCTGGAAGAAAGGCCACGAGCTGCCCCGGGAGGGAACCCCCATCCTGACCTGGCAGATGGTCTCCCCTGAGCAGAACGTCCGCCTGCGGGCGCTGGGTATCGCGGTGGTGGAGGATCTGGCCGCCATTCCCGATTCGGGTTTGGCGGAAGTGGGACTCGATGGTCGTTACTTGCGGGATCTGGCTCGAGGCTGGATCGCCGAAGGCCAGCAGAAGGGAATCAATGCACAGGAACTCGCGGCAGCGAACCTGAAGCTCAAAGAGCAACAGGAGCTGATCGAGCGCCTGACGGAGCGGCTCGAGCGGTTGGAGTCAGATCCGAAGAAGGGCCGGCGCAAAGAGTCCGAAACGGCATGAGGTGATGTATCTCTCTGCTCACCATTGTTCAGTCCATCACATTGAAGGTGCTATCGGCTAAGCAGATAGCGGCCGCCAGTTCGGTTGACCCCAAGATCCTGCAATGTGTTGAGTATGTGAACGAGGCGGGGCAGGAACTGGCGGCCCGTCACAGCTGGCAGGGATTGACACGCGAAGCCACGTTCGTAACGACTGGCGCAGAAGTCCAGGGAACCATTCAGTCCCTGGCGGGCGTGGATTTCAACTTCTTCGTCAATGAGAGCATGTGGAACCGGACCCAACGCCGTCCGGTCTTCGGGCCGAAATCGCCGTCCGAATGGCAGATGTTGAAGGCTCAATTCTCGTCCGGTCCGTGGTCCTCCTACCGACTACGTGCCAATCAACTGCTGTTCTTTCCCGTTCCTGCGGCGGGACAAAGCGTGTATTTCGAGTGGGTCAGCAAGTACTGGTGCTCCAATGCCGCCGGGACCCCGCAGTTCAGCATGATCGCGGATACGGATCTGCCATTTCTGGATGAGCGGCTGATTACCTTGGATGCACTCTGGCGCTTCAAGCGTGCCAACAAACTCGCGTATGACGAGGACTACGAGAAAGCGGACATCGCCATCAACGATGCGATTGCGCGAGATGGCAGCAAGGCGCGGCTGAATCTCACCGGCACGCCGAACGAGCTCGTGCCGGTTGCGGTGGTGCCGATCGGGAATTGGGGAATTCCGTGAGTTTCGCGCGCGCTCTCAAGCGCATGCCGCAGCGTCAGGTCGATCCTGAAACCGCCTCTGTTCCCGCGCCCATCGGCGGAGTCAATGCGCGCGATGCGTTGGCGCAGATGCCCCAGACCGATTGCATTTCAGCCGTCAACTGCTTCGGAACCCCATCCTATATCCAGATCCCGCGTAACGGCAATCAGGTCTGGGCCACTGGATTGATTGGGCACGTTGAGACCGTGATGGCCTACAACGGACTCACCGCGCGCAAGCTCTTTGGCGTCTCGAATAACAGCATCTACGACATCACCGCTCAAGGCGCGGTGGGGGCTGCACTGGTCTCGGGTATCGGTAACTCCAGACTTCAACATCAGATGTTCAACGCCGGTGGCGGCAATGTGCTGGTCTGGGTCAACGGGGGAGTGCAGCCGCAGTACTATGATGGGGCGACTTGGGCCAATACGACGATTTCCGGCACGGGACTGACTCCATCCAATCTCATCACCGCGACCGTGTTCAAACAACGGATGTGGTATATCGAGAACAACTCGATGAACGTCTGGTATTCGGGCGTGTCGGCCTTTCAAGGTGCGCTCACGCAACTGCCCCTGGGCCAGCTCTTCAAGAAGGGCGGCATTCTGATGCAGATGGCCACCTGGACGATCGATAACGTTTCCGGTATCGATGACTACGCCGTCTTCATCACCAGCGAAGGCGAGGTGGCGGTCTACAAAGGATACGACCCATCGGCCATTGCGACCTGGAGTCTGGTGGGTATTTTCAACATCGGCCGCCCCATTGGACGACGCTGTTACACGAAACTCGCGTCCGATCTGGTGGTGATCACGGCGGATGGCTTGACTCCCCTGTCCAAGGCGATGCTGACCGATCGCACTCAAATCGATGCTCAGCTCACCTATAAGATCATCAATGCGGTCAACACGGATGTGCAGCTGTTCAATGCCAACTTCGGCTGGCAGGTGATCGATTATCCGCTGGGAAACAAGCTCATTTTGAACGTGCCGGAATCCGCAACGGTGTCTCATCAGTGGGTGATGAATTCGGTTTCCCGTACATGGTGGCGGTTTCAGGCCTGGAATGCCTATTGTTGGGAGTTGCAGCAGGATGCACTGTACTTCGGTGAGAATGGGCGGGTGTTCCTCGCGGACACGGGAGTATCGGATGCGGGAACTGCAATCTCGGTGGATTGCAAGCCGGCCTTCTCCTATTTCAACTCACCGGGACAGTTGAAGAACTTTCTGATGGCGCAGGCGATCTTTCAGGCGAGCGCCCAGATCAATCCTCAGATCACACTCGATGTGGACTACAACGATGCGGTCAATCCTTCGCCGCCTTTTCTATCTACCGGATTAGCACCCTGGGACACCAGTCCTTGGGATCTCACTCCCTGGGGGGATCTATCACCAACTCTGGCCATCAAGAACTGGCAGGGCATTACGGGATTAGGTTATGCCGCAAGCGGACGGATCAGTCTTCAAGCCAAAGGGCTCATCGCTCAATGGTTCGCGACCAACTACCTGTATGAAGACGGAGGGCCGCTCTAGGCTGATATTCGGTGAAGACGAACGTGTTGCAAACTGGGTCAAAGAACGCCTGCCGAACTTCATCGGATGGAATGGCGCGTATGTGGCGATTGGATATGAACTACAGGGGAAGTTGCGCGGCGGAGTTACCTTTACCCAGTACTGCCATCCCAATATCGTCATTGCGTGCGCGCTCGAAGCGCCCCTCACGCGGCGATTCCTACGGGGGATCTTTTACTACCCGTTCCATCAACTCGAGGTGCGCCGCGTGACCGCATTGATCGATGCGAAGAATGCCAAGTCCCGTGCGCTCGTGGAGCACGCGGGATTTACCTATGAGGGCACGATGGCCGAGGCAGCGCCGGATGATGATGTCGTGATCTACGGGCTGTTGCGGAGGAACTGTCGATGGCTCGGATAATCACGCGCGCAGTCATCGATTGGGCCACCGGGGTCATCGAGGAGGAGGATTCCTACGAGTATTCAGGTCCGATTGCATGGGCGAAGGATTCAGGCTCCCCTCCGCAAGCGGTGGATCCCTATACGCAGGCCGCTGCTCAATATGGGCTCTCGACCGGGACCGCGCAGTTCAACGCGGGGCTGAATCGCACCAATCAAGTTAATCCGATGGGTAGCTCCACTTGGAGCGCATCCTTTCCGAATGGCTCGCCCTCAACAGGACTGACCGGACCGTCCGAGTCAGGGCCGGGCGCGGTGATCCCCGGTGGAAGTCCCCACTATAGCGTCAATCCCGGATCGACCTTTGGCGGCAGCGGTGGGATTGGGGGAGGAATCCCCTTTGGCTTGGGAGGCGGTTCTGTGCCGCGCGTCTCTAACAGTTCTTCGGGATCTCCT